TATTAATGGCCAAGTACAGTTATTAAATCCTGGTGAAAATGCCACTACCGATAATACTTCGTTAGATCTTCCGGCCAAACAAGGCGCTCCAGTTGATTGGTTAGCATTGCTCGATCAGTATCCTGGCAAATACATTGCAGGTGCAGGACACATTTACCTAATACAGCCAACAGGTTATGAAGTGTCAGGTACGTTTACAGTGAATCCATTAGATTCGACCATGCTGTCTGTTACATGGAACCCAGATACCTATCCAAGTAATACTAATATTACTAGTTCTTATCGTACTAGTCCTGGTACTTTTGTCGCAATTATCAATCCGTTAACATTTAATCCTACTGCTAAAACTCCAGTTGGCGGTGATCGATACTTGTTAATTGACGATATAGGTGATGCGCAAACAAATACTGATGGAAATAATTCATCAGCATGGGGAACTTTGATTGCCAAAGCCAACGATATAATAGAATACAACGGTACATCGTGGGTTGTGGTATTTTCCGCGGCTCAGAATGCAGACAACCTGATCTATCAAACGAATATATACACTGGAGTTCAATACAAATGGAACGGAGTTTCATGGGTTAAAAGCTTCGAAGGTGAATATAGGGCAGGTGCATGGAGACTAGTACTTTAAGAGATCGTATTGTTTGTAGTGGCGCATTAATTTACGCTAGAAATACTCACAGATTTTTGCTATTACAAAAAGCCGGGGGCAAGCATGCTGGTACATGGGGCTTGGTTGGTGGCACGACTATAGAAGGCGAAAATCCTTGGCAGGGTTTACAGCGTGAAATAGCCGAAGAAATTGGCTCCATTCCTAACATTAAAAAAACACTTCCGCTAGAAACATTTGTAAGCAACGACCACGTATTTCATTTTCACACATATTTGTGTGTAGTAGAAGACGAGTTTGTTCCAGTTTTAAGTACAGAACATAACGGATGGGCATGGTCGGCTATGGACAATGCGCCTAAACCGTTACATCAGGGTCTACGAACCAGCTTTACTAACCGTGCTATCCGCACAAAACTTCAAACTGTATTTGATATTATAGAATTAATTTAACCTGTTCTAAGTATAATGTGAATTCCGTAAGGACTGTGTACTGGTTCAGGTGCTAATTCTCCGACTTTAGTGACTAAACATGCGACCCATATTTCTGGAGTAATTTCATGTCGCTGAAACCATCCCATATCTCCAGTGCCAAATGGCGTAGCCATACATGCGCTGTGTCCTTTAACTACTTGACTCCAAGTCATAGTTCCTCTTTGTAACTCTCCTAATAGCATTTTAGCTTCAGCTACTGCAAATGCTAATTCTCTAGTATGAGTTGGAATTTTTGCTCCGTGCCAGCTTAACAATGCATGTGAGCAACGCATCTTATCAGGTATTTTATTAGGTATATTAGACATAATTAAAATGGAATAGAATTAAAATCTGCACCTTTTAAATGTGCTGTATCAAAAATATCAAACGCCATAGATATGCGTTTGCCGTCTTCTTCGTGTTTATTTACGCTGTGAAACATGTAACTAGGAAAGAAAGTTAATCCGCCTTTAACATTTTCCATATCATATTGTACGATATCAAATGGATTATAGTAGGTTGTTGTTGTCTTATAATTGTCAAAATGCATATTTCCGCTTAGATAGGAAAAATGATAGCCGCCATGGTTGTGTCTTTTAATATCTTGACCAGGCCTTACAACATTTGCCCACGAGTATATACTACATTCTCTATCAATTGTTTTTAATTCTGCCATAAATTTTGAATATTCTTCTCGCATAAATTTAAGAAGATTTTGAAATTCAGGAACATCCTTGGATTCTTCAAACAAATTAAACTTTGAATACTGTGCTGTTAGACTTTCCATGCCTAATCCAGTGCCACCGTCGCCGCCACGGCGTGGTTCATTAGCATATTTTTCAATAATAACTGTTTCATTGTCGATTATCCACTGACGCATTACATCAACTTCTTCAAAGTTATCGTATTGTGTAGACCAGAAAGGGATACTCCATGTTGGAGCAAACTCTGTTAATGGGGCCATACTACGTTGTAATTTTAACATTATTGTTTCTCCGGCTCTAAAATAAAATTAATAACTAGTCTGCGATTGTTTTTTATTGGGCAGGAACTTGCATGTAGTTGATTGCTTGGTATTAAAAACGCACTTCCTTGCTGTGGAGTAATACGTTCTATTATTTTTAAATCATCAAATCCTTGATCTATTGTTTTATCAAATAATACAGTGTCTCCATCGCTATCATTAATGTAATATATTAAACTTAAACAACCAGGTTCAACAACATCTACATGCGGGGGGTTATATTTTAATTCAAACCCGTCTCTGGTTAAACAATTAACTTTAATACGCAATAATCTTTTAATTTTTATACCAGTTTCTTTTTCTAAAAACCAAATAACCGGTAATACTGTATGGTATAACGGACTATCTATTTTATGATTAAAAATTCCGTGTACAAATTGTGTGCTATCTAAAATGTTAGTATCAGTCTTATCATAGTTTTCACCTACATTACTTGCGCTTGATGTAAAACTCCAATTGCTAAAATTTAAAAATTCTTGCAATAGCATATCACTGTAACTTTTTGGAACTAAATCTTTTAATAATTTATGCATTTTAATTCCTAATTATTAGATGTTTTCTAATTGCTTCAATTGTTTTTACGCTATCGTTGTAATATCCTTGTTCGATAGCATTTACAAATTCAATATCTAACAAATCTGCATACATTTGATCTGGCCAGGCGCCTTGCCTTTCAATTAATTTTGTTGTTCTTGGAGAAATGTTGCAAAATTCATATACTAAATTTTCTGCCTGAGCGCCAATTAATGTTTTTACTTCATCTCTAGTATAAGGATTACCAAATTTAAAATATTCTGTTTCATATACAGAATGAAATAGTCCTGCAAGACAAAGATATTCAGGTTTACCTTGTTGTTTTAAGATAGAATACGTAGCCCACAAATGATCAAATAATGTTTTATCTAAATGACCAATGTTTCCTGTATGTTCTTTTAATTCAACAATCCAAGGATACATTACTTGTAATTTCCTTCAACTGTAAAATTAGCACTGATAGTAACTCTGGGAGTGTAACTCTTATTTGGTAAAACATAATGTTTGATCCAGCTGGGGAATACTACTAGTGTTCCGTTAGTTACTTCTGGAATGAATTTTTCATAATTAAACGCATTAAAAATTCTATTGAGTCCAGATGATTGGATGATAGGAAAATTAGTATTTTCAAATACTAATTCTCCGCCAGCGTTATTCTCCGAAGGCAAATTTAGCATGTATGCACAAGAAAAAGACCGATTAGGAAATGCATGATCGTGTATTTCTTGGTAGCCACCTTTCTCATATAAATTTAACCATACTTCTCCGCTACGAACTTGGTATTCTCCAAGTGGCTGTAATGTATCAAAGTAAGATTTTATGTTTGGTTTAACAGCATCATAAAATACGTCCCAGGGTAGTTCGTTATTTTTAGGATGCTGACATGTGGATTTACACTTTGAATAAATCCAAGGTTCCGTAAAGTATTTGTCGTCAGTTACATAAGGAGCCATTGCTTCTACAATCGCTTCGTGATTTTCAACTTGCCCTACATAAAAATGTGTAGCCCAGTCGCGTATTGTTTGTTGTTGAAAGTATGCCATGTTGTATATATCACTAATTTGAACACGGTCAAAAAAAATCGCCCCTAAGAGCGATTTTTAAAATTATTAAGATTTAATTTTCCATTGGACCGTGCGTATAATTTTCGTCATAGTCAGGATAATCAAAGTCTAGAGTTGGAGACCACTGTACTTCGACGATGTCTACAGATCCGCCGTATGGGGCTCCCCATCTTGCGGCCGCTCTTTCAGCGATTTCGCGAGTTTTATACTTGATAATCTCTACGTATCCGTCGCCATCTCGATCGTGGTGTTTCCATTCCTTAACTTTAGGATTTTCTGTTGGACGTTTTAAAGCAAATGGCATATTTTATCTCCTGTTACTATTCTAAATTAGCTGTAAAATCAGCTAAGTCGTCAAAGATATAAGTTCTTTCTTTAATATCCTTGTACGCATACTTATTTAGCTCTTTTTCAGTAACAGAACCTTGCCCTGTACGAACTAAAACTGGGCGTGCCCCAATTTTAACAG